TGGATCAAATATGGCGGATCCTATGAGGACAATAATATTAAAGGTCTTATCCACGATCTGACCGGTCGTGAGCTTGAGCGCGTCGGACAAAACACCGAGACAGAAGACATGATCGATGATGATGTCCTTCTTGGCGGATTGGTGAGACGAACGGAAGAAGAGTGCGAGGAGTTCGCGGATTATTGGAACAACATGTATCAGGCATGCGAAGTGGGCTTTGAAGTGGCAGACGACGGCGGCGGCGGCATATATATCGATATTTCTGCGCACATGCGCATCCAATGGGATGCCGATGAGTGGGAATCGATGCCAAATGATGTAAGCGATGCTATAAGCGAACTCAACGATATTGGCTGGGGCTGGGCTAGCGCCAACGACTACACAACTCGCCTCCGGAGAGACGGAGACAACATTGTTTTGAAGTTTGGCATTGACCCTGAAGGTCTGCCTGATTTTGGCGCCCAAGGCTACGCCGTTGATTCTGGAAACTTTGAGGAGTTCTGTATTGAAGTCAATACGGTTGATGACATGCTCGATGGCGTCAAGGGCGAGTTGGAGCGCATTTTTAAGCGTGAAGGGTATATGGAAGGCGGCGCTCTGAACACATGGGGCATGGAGATTGTTAACGGAGACTACGAGTCATACGAGTGGGATCTGACGGCAGAAGAGGGCTATGAACACGATGAGATCGAAAATATCGAAGCCTCCCACACGGCATATCTCGCCGAGCCAGCCGGCATGAGTATTCAAGACGTGCGTATGATCTTGGAGAGCAGAGACTTTACTATTCCCGTGCGCAAGGTGCTAGTGGAGAAAGCATGGACAGAGCCTGAACGCGCGTCGAACGATGATCGCCAATATCCAGCCTTCAGGGTACATACTGAAGAGCTTCGCACGCAAGACGATACCAACATCCAGCTTGTTCTGACCTTTTACGCTAACGCCAGCAGCAGTGATGCTCAAGTTAAGTCTATGCGATGGACAGTCGAGGAGTGGGACGACGAAGAAGTGCTCGATGCCGCGATTCAAGAGGTGTTCAATCAGGTAGCGGGCGGAGGTCTTACTGGTCGGGGAGACATGGATGCCCCCGCTAAGGAAAGCGACGAGGGGGATGAAGAGCCCGAGAAGAGATTTCAAGCTCTTGCTCAAAAAGAGAAAGAGCCCTCCCAAGAAGTTACTAACGAATCCATCGTTAAGAACTGGAAAAACTTTTTACACAGTTGAGGTGAAGAATGAATATCATCGGCTTAGGTGCTGCTGGCTGCAATATCGCAGACGAGTTCGCGCAGCACGCACAATACAATATTTACAAGATTGACGTTGGACTGACAAAGGGTAAAGGCTGCTATGCCATCCCCGAGTCTGCCGGCGTAGAAGGCTATGAAGGCGATCCGCTGAGCCTCAAAGCCTTCTTCAAGCCATTGAAGAAAGATGAAGAAGTGCTATTCATAGTCTGCGGAGCCGGGAAGGTTTCAGCAGCAACATTAAAGATCCTAGAGCAAATCCAGAGATGCAAGATTAATATTCTTTACATTAGACCAGACCGCGCTCTCTTGAACAAAGAGGCGCTACTGCACGAACGTGTGGCATATCATGTGCTGCAAGAGTACGCGAGATCCGGCATCTTTGAGAGGATCTATTTGATGGATAATAAAAAGATAGAAAATGTACTTGACAACGTGCCCGTTATAGGGTATTATAAACGTCTAAATGAGTTAATCGTTGACACGGTTCACATGACGAATGTTTTCTTGAAGACAAAGACAGTCTATAACACACCAGCAACTTCGCTGGCAACCGCCCGCGTTTCGACCTTCGGCGTGGTGGATATTGATAAAAATGAAGAAAAGTTGTTTTTTCCCCTTGACACCATCAACGAAAGATGTTATATTTATGCTATCAATAAAGAACAACTCGAAACGGACGGAGAACTTTTTACCGCTTTGCGCGACCGTAGCGCATCCATGGTAGGTGATGAAACCATCGTTTCGGTGCGGATTCATTCTACTGACTACCCCAACAACTATGGCTATCTAATAGCCAACACATCAGAGATACAACAGGAGTTCTAATGCTAATGAAGGCATATAACGGCACATTCACTAAGAAGAACGGAGAGGAACGCACCATGCGTTTTGTCCGTATTACCGACATCCCCGAAACGTTCATTGCAGCCCGAATCAAGGGCACCGGACGCAAGCCAACCCTTTCAGAAGGCATGGAGCTTGTTTGGGATCTGGACACTTCAGCGTTCCGCATGTTTAACTGGAAGACAGTTGACGGCGAGATCGCAGAAATCGAGGTTGATAGCCCCTTTGAAGAAAGTTGAAATAAACACTTGACTTTAGCTTCAGAATAAGCTATACTGTATACAGCAAGATGAGAGATTTATCATCTTGACTATAACAACAACAAAAGGAAAAAATAAGATGTCTATTGACCTATCAAAAATGAGAGCGAAGCTGGATGCTCTCCAAAATAAAGATTCCGGCGATAAAAAGTTTTGGCGTCCCATCGACGGCGAACAAGCGATTCGCATTGTTCCAACTGAAGATGGAGACCCCTTCCGCGAGCAGTTCTTCCACTATAATGTGGGAAACAATCGTGGGTTTTTGTGCCCCAAGCGCAACTTCGGCGATGGATGTCCTGTATGCGAGTTTGCCTCCCAACTCTGGAAGGAGGGCTCGGCAAACGATGATGCAGAAGCCAAGAAGATGGCAAAGGGACTCTTTGCTCGCCAGCGTTTCTTCAGCCCCGTACTCGTACGAGGTGAAGAGGATTCTGGTGTCCGTGCATGGGGCTATGGCAAGATGGCTTACGAGTCCTTGCTTAGCCTTGTACTGAACCCAGAATATGGGGACATTACTGACCCGGAAGCGGGCACCGATTTGGTCCTTACCTATGGTAAGCCTCCCGGTGCATCGTTTCCCCAGACGAAGCTAGTTCCACGTCGTCGCTCCTCGCCCCTATGCGATGAGGCTGTAGGAGGAGATGAGCGCTGCGCTGAGCTTCTGGACAACATTCCCGATTTCGACACGCTCTTTGAGCGGAAGACTTCTGCTGACGTAGAAGCAATGCTCGATGAGTATCTGTCGGGAGATCAAAGTGCCGAGACATCTTCGAAGGAAACTGAGAAGTATGCTGCTACGACCACTACGACTGATCCGGTCGATGCCGCCTTTGATGAGTTGATGGGCGCATAGTAATGTAACCATCCCACAGGGAGGCACAGGGTTATCAGGTGCCTCACCCCTTTTCCGACGAGATACGAAGAAGTAGGTAGTCCCCGCGGGCAGACCGGTTAAAGTCTGCCGCTTTTTCTTTCCAGAGTTTAAATGAAAACTCCTCTTCGTTATCCCGGCGGCAAGTCGAGGGCTGTTAAGCATATCTTGCCGTATATTCCCGAAGACGTACCACGTCTATGTTCGCCATTCTTTGGCGGCGGTTCGGTTGAGTTAGCGGTAGCAGACAGAGGCACGGAAGTTATCGGCTATGACAAGCTGGCACCCCTTGTCATCTTCTGGCAAGCACTGTGCGGTGACAATGAGCGGCTATCCAATGAGGTTGACGCTTTGCGTACAGAGTACGAGGTTGAAGAAAAGAAAAACATTAAGCTTGTAACTGGGTGCTCCAAAGAAAGCTTCAATAAGTTTCGTCAAGAGTTGCGAACCTCGTCGCATATGTTCTCATACGAGAAGGCAGCAAAGTTTTATGCGATCAACCGCAGCAGCTTCTCCGGTGCCACCTTCTCTGGTGGCTGGTCGAAGCGAGCATCATATGCCCGGTTCACAGATTCCTCAATCGAGCGATTACGGAGGTTTAACGCCAACAACTTCAGAGTAGACTATGCAGGCTTCTGTACGTCCATTCCTTGGCACCCTAAGGCTTTCCTGTACCTTGACCCCCCTTACAAGCTGGAAGGCAGTAGAAACGCTTTATACGGCGTTAACGGCGATCTGCATACAGGATTTGACCATAATGGGCTGTACGAACTGCTAAAAGACCGGACTGATTGGGTCATGTCTTATAATAACTGCGAAGAGATCCGCGACATGTATTGCGACCGTAAGATTGTTGATGCTGAGTGGACGTATGGCATGAAGAACGTGAACAAAAAAGTTATGGGTTCCTCATCCGAGATACTAATTATAGGGTAATGCAGATGAAACCATTAATGGAAGGCTGGCGCGCATCGATGAATGAGTCACGAAACACTCACGGAGCGGACATCAATGAAATTCTTTTTGCTTTTATGGCTGCTGACAAATACGGCGCTGTGTTCGTAAACGACCAAGAAGCTAGAGATGTGTTGGCGGCGAAGACAAAAAAAGTAAAACCAGCGGAATACAAAGATCAGGAACAGCGCGCCGTTAAGGCGCTTGAAACAACATTAGACTGGGCTGCACAGAACGGCTTTGACGGTTCTATTAAGGGCGTATGGTGGACAGCAAGACCAAATGTCTTAGCCGCCGCCGTCCGTTTACCCCTAGATGCCGGCGAGATTTTAGAAGCCTCACCGGGCAATCCTACTGACGTGTTGTTCCAGTTTGACGATAAAAAGTTTTTGGGCGTTTCTCTTAAATCTATGAAGGCACTTACCGGTGACATCGGCTTTAAGAATCCCGGCGTTGGAGCGATTGGTAATTCTTTAGGTATTAACTTGATTGCAGCGCTGAACAACATGGACAAAATAGCGCTAGACCGCCTAAAGATTCCGAAACTGACACAAAAAAAGCGCAAAGCATGGCTTCGGGCGGCAATCGATCCCAAGACAAAAGAAGTGCTGATCCCTGAACGCGCCAAGATTAAAGCAGAGACAGAGAAGGTTGGCAAGATAATGCTGACCACGCTAAGGGATGTTCTTTTGGCGCACTTGGAAGTGATGAACAAAAAGAACCCTGATGATGTTCGCAAGCACATACTGAGTCAATGGATGGATGCAGGCGATCTTTATCCCGTTTATGTTAAAGTTACCGGAAGAGGCACCGCGGCTAAAGGCTACAACGCTTCAGCGAGTGACCCAAACAAAAATGATCAATTCAAAGCCTTGATGGCTGCGGACTCTTTCAAATTCCGCAAGAAGGGCGGCGGAGATGATTGGGAAGCTACCATCGGGGTCGAGGCTATAGCTGCCGGCAAGGCAACGAGAATATTAAAGATGCGATTTAAATTCGAATCAGAGAAGCTGGCATCAAGTCTCAAGATGAGCGGCGACCCTTACAAATAAAATAAAAAACCCCTCGACAAACCAAACAATCTATGGTATTATATAACCATAACTCAGGAGAATAAATTGAGAATGGCTAGAGTTAAGAAATCCAATGGCGCTGGAAAGCTTTCCATCGCAGACATGCGCGATCTGATCAACAAAAAGGCTGGACAGAACGTAGCGCACGATTTGAACCAAGACAATCCTACAGAAGTGAAGGAGTGGATCCCCACAGGCTCTCGCTGGCTAGACTCTATTGTCTGTCGCGGTCGCCTTGCCGGCATTCCTATCGGCAAGGTCACCGAGATCGCAGGACTAGAATCGACCGGTAAGAGCTACATGGCTGCGCAGGTCGCGGCAAACGCCCAGAAGATGGGCATTGACGTTATCTATTTTGATAGCGAGTCGGCTATCGATCCTGCGTTCCTTGAACGTACTGGATGTGATCTTACTAACCTTTTGTATGTGCAGGCAACCTCAGTTGAGTTTGTTCTGGAGACTATCGAAGAGCTATTGGGGTCGAACGACAACCGCATGCTGTTCATCTGGGACTCTCTGGCTCTCACGCCATCAGTTTCAGATGTTGAGGGAGACTTCAATCCGCTGTCGTCCATGGCAGTGAAGGCTCGTATTCTGGCTAAGGGCATGTCCAAGCTGACTGTTCCTATCGCCAACTCACAGAGCACATTCCTTGTGCTTAACCAGCTTAAGACCAACATCACACGCTTCCCGGCTGAAGCCATGACGACGCCGTATATGACGCCGGGCGGCAAGGCTATGATCTATGCCTACTCGATGCGTATCTGGCTCACGGGTCGGAAGGCGAAGGCAAGTTTCGTTCTAGACAACAAGGGTTTCCGCATTGGCTCCGAAGTTAAGGTGAAGCTTGAGAAGTCTCGTTTCGGGACGCAAGGTCGCCAGTGTAACTTCCGTATTTTATGGGGCGACGACATCGGCGTCCAAGACGAAGAAAGCTGGTTCGATGCCATTGACGGTTCAGCGCGGTTGGCTCGCACTGGCGCATGGTACACCCTGCTTGACAAGGCTGGTGAGCCCATCGGTGTTAAGTTTCAAGCTACCAAGTGGGTTGAACGCTTACAAGATGACGAGTTTCGCAAGAACGTTATGGAGATCATGGATGAAGAAGTGATCATGAAGTTCCACAACCGCGAAGGGATCGCATCAGATTTTTATGAAGAAAATGAAAAAAAGGATGAATAAAACTTAATCTCATACGTCTAATATAGTGAACAAAAGGAAGGAGGTACAAATATGAAATTCCTTATCACGCTCGCTGCGGTGGCTGCATTAGTAGCGCCGCAAACCGCCGACGCACACAACCAGCATCGTCCAAACGCCCGTGCTGCTGCTACAGTAGGTCATCCTACTGTAGCTGTTACATGGGTGTGGGTTCCTGCTACCCGTGTGTTTCGGGCTCACTGGTCGCATCCGGTTCACGGTCGCGACCTTGGACCTGATCGACCTGCTGCTCGTACGCATAATAATGCGCGTTGGCTGCCCGGTCATTGGGCTGGTTACGGTCGTAACCAACATTGGGTTGCCGGACGTTGGGTCCGTCGAGCCCCGGCAAATCGCCACCATCGCTGATTAGCGAAACAATATGCCTTCGGGAAGGGCAACCTCTTCCCGAAGGCATCCTTACATATTATTTTATGAATCTGTCCGGACGACACAAGAGATACATGGTACTAGCTGCTCGTATGGCACACAGTTCCAGCGCTGACGATTATCGCCATGGCGCAATCTTACTGCGAGGCTCGAACATCATTGGGCTTTCTACAAACAAAAACCGACATGCTTCTTTCGGGAATCGCTTTCGCCAGCGAAACTGCGGTCATGCCACACACCATGCGGAACTAGGTTGCGTATTGGGTCTGGATCGCAAGAAAACAATGGGCGCTACAATGTATGTCTGTCGCATCGGCAAGGGAGGAGAGCTTAGACTGTCCAAACCTTGTAGTATGTGTGCTGCAGTTCTTAGACATGTAGGCGTCAAGCGCGTATTCTACAGTATCGATAACAAGACAATGGGAGTCTATAAACCATGAGCCAGCCAAGAGTATTAATCATTGACGCACTGAATATGTATTTTCGTGCATATATCGTAGACCCTAGCCTTTCCACCAACGGTCAGCCAATCGGCGGCGTGAAGGGGTTTCTCAAGATTCTCCAGAAGCTGGTACGTGAAACCAAACCAGATCATATCGTGATCGCATGGGACGGCGCCGGCGGCTCTCAAAAGCGAAAGGCAGTCAACAAGAATTATAAAGAAGGGCGCAAACCCATTCGTCTCAATCGTGATATTCGGACCCTCACCGAGAATGAAGAGCTAAAGAACAAGGTGTGGCAGCAGACTCGTTTGATCGAGTACCTGAACGAAATGCCTATCTCTCAGACCATGCTTCCGGCAGTAGAAGCCGACGATGTTATTGCATTTGCCTCTAAGCTTTCCAGTTTCGCCGACTGGCAGAAGGTTATCGTTTCTAGCGACAAGGACTTTTTTCAGCTATGTGATGACAATACCGTAGTACTTCGTCCGATTCAGAAGCAGGTCATAAACACGAAGCGGTTGGTCGAAGAGTACAACATTCACCCAAACAACATGGCACTGGCTCGCGCTATTGCTGGCGACAAGTCAGACAATCTCCCCGGCATCAGTGGTGTTGGTCTTGGTACAATCAAGAAGCGTTTTCCTTTCTTTGCGGATGAGGAGTTCTGCACGATTGATCGGCTGATGGATTTCTGTGAAGAGGCTGAGTCAAGTCTCAAGGCATTCAGTTCGATACTAGAGGGTCGCGCCGTCGTGGAGCAGAACTATAAGCTTATGCAGTTGTATGCTCCCTCGCTTTCTCCGCAAGGGAAGAGCAAGGTTAGGTTTGCCATTGAAGAAGCAGAACAACTTTTTAACAAGACCGGCGTTCAAGGCATGATGCTTGAGGATGGTTTTGGTGTCTTCGATTGGTCGTCACTATTTCAGTGTATGCGACGAATTGTGGTTGACAACAAGTAGTAAATGAGCTATGATCTACACTGAGGAAGAAAATGTCGGATCAACCAAGTTTTAGCAAATTCGGAAAAAACTTTCAAGAAGGATTGTGCCAGCTTATTCTGGAAGATCGCCCCTTTGCGGATCAGATCGCCGAGGTGTTAGACATTAACTTTTTAGAACTGTCTTACCTCCGCACTTTTGTTAAGCAGATTTTTGGCTATCGCGAAAAGTATAGCGTACATCCTTCGCGAAAGATCATGATGACCGTCCTTCGCTCTGAATTAGACAAAGAGACGGAGACTGACAAGCAGCAAGTCCGCAGCTATTTTGCTCGTATCTGCAACTCTGAGGTTGAAGGTCGTGCGTATATTAAAGAAGTATCGTTGGACTTCTGCCGCAAGCAGAAGCTGAAGGAAGCGATGATGGAGTCAGTCAAGCTGCTCCAGACTTCTTCGTTTGACGAAATCAGTTCGGTCATTAACAATGCTCTAAAGCTGGGCAGTGACAACAACTTCGGGCATGATTATATAAAAGACTTTGAAGTGCGCTTTCAGCTTAAGACTCGGAACGCGGTCACAACGGGCTGGCAGGAGCTTGACGACCTTTGCAAAGGCGGGCTTGGCGCTGGGGAGCTAGGAGTGGTCATTGCTCCAACGGGCGCCGGAAAGTCAATGGTACTGACACACTTAGGATCACAAGCCGTTAAGCTAGGCAAAACCGTCATACATTATACTCTTGAGCTTGCTGAAGCTGCGATTGGAAACCGCTATGATTCGTGTTTAACCGGCGTTCCACTAAATGATTTGTTTCAATTGAAAGAAATGGTATATGAAGCGGTGCAAGAGGTGACCGGCACACTAATTATTAAGGAGTATCCGACGAAATCAGCCAGCACTCGCACCATCTCAACTCATCTAGAGAAATTGCGCAAGCGGGACATCAAACCGGATATCATTATTGTTGATTACGGCGATCTTTTGCGACCAATCATTTACCAAAGAGAGAAGAGGGCAGAACTCGAATCTATATATGAGGAGTTGCGAGCAATTGCGCAGGAGAACCAGTGTCCTCTGTGGACCGCTTCTCAAACAAACAGGTCGGGATTGAATGCAGAAGTTATTACAATGGAATCAATCAGCGAGGCTTTCAATAAATGCTTTGTGGCAGACTTTATCTTCTCCGTATCTCGGACCATTGATGATAAAACCAACAATACCGGTCGCATTTTCATCGCCAAAAATCGAAATGGACCAGACGGCATCGTCTATCCAATATTCATGGACCCTGCGTCTGTGATGATTAAGGTTCTGCAACCGACTGGCGAAACACCCG